GTAACTTGTTTATATGTTTCTGTTTTGTGTTGGTCGTTGCTCTTCCATTGTTTTGAATCGAAAATATTTTATTTCTGGTTTCTGTGAAAGATAACCTTGAAGCTGCTGTGATTCTTTTGCTGGGTCATCTCCTAAACGAAAATAAAAGTATCCAGCTTTACCACTTCGTGATTTTGTGTGTTTAACAGGATATATTTTTTTCTTGATAGCAAATTGTTTGATTTCTTCGGCTACGTTGTCAGCCATGGCCGCATCACGAAGCATGTATTGAACTCCGCCTTTGTAATCTGTGATGTTGTTAATGAGCTGAGCTTCTTCTAGTTCAACGTCTAATCCTTTATCAGTAAGATCTTTAATTTTATTTGGATCAGTGTCTTTTGGTACACGAACCGCACCGCCATTATTATTCATTTGTTCTTGAATGCCAAAGAACTCTTTATATGTGTTTCGTTTCTTGCTCATTTCTGTTTCTTATATAAATATAATAAAAAAATTACATATATCCTAATTATTTACCAAACAATCGATTCATTCCGTAACTCATGTTTTCATAAGCTCGCATTGCTCTTTCCATTAGCATATCAGCTTCTTGACAAGTTTTTTCAACAAGTTTCATGTCATCTTCTACCCGTTTCAATTCGCGTTGCAACGAAACTTTTTCAAACTGCATTTCGTCTGCTTCTGTTAAGTCAGTAACAACACGCTTTGCTGTTTCTACTAATTCTCTCAAACTACCACATTGTTCAGAAAGTTTACGACCTTCTCCGAACATGCTAGTTCCATATTCTTCCATGCGCATAACCATTTCCATGAATCGCTTTTTTTCTTCTGTGGTTACTGGCACATGTTGTTCTGCAGCTTCTTGCTGTTTGTCAAAATCGCCTTTTTGCTCGTTGTATATTGATCGTACGAAATCTAAATTGCTCTTCATTACTTTAATCTTTATTATATTCTACATTTCCCATCTTCACATAAAATAGAAGTAATTATTTCATGCACATGATGATATTTGTTTGTTGTTGCAGCATGACCTGCACTTTCAAATTGAAATTGTTTTCCGCCTACTGGTGCAATGAAAGCTCCATGGGTAGAAGGATTTGATACTACATCCCAACAAATAAGTTCAAAGTCAGGTTGAACTTCCATTATGTTTTCATTGCGAAGTTCTTTAACACTACCTAAACCTCGAGATGATATTCCTAAACGTATTCCTTCTTTAAACAATGATTTTAATATTTTACCAGATGGCGTATCTAAAACTTGTAAAGCTCCACATAAATCGTCGCCTTTCCACCAAATTTTTAAAATATTGTGTGACACATTGTTTAAGTTAACAACTTGTGATTCTGGATGATCTAATTCTCCTAATGCTCTGTGCTGCTGGATAAATTCTTTATCATATCGTTTACATTCACGTTCTAGTATATGTTTTGGATATACCCGACCGTTTTGATTTTTAGCTCCTGCACGTTGCAATACGCCTTCCACTACATATCCACCAGGAATACCGTATTTGTTTCCTGTAGACTCGTTAAGTGTGTTTAACGGAGTAAATGTTATAAAATCTTGTATAAGTTGTTTTGCCATAATATTATTGCATTAAATTTCTAACTCGCTCTGATATTTTAACTAATCGTTCTGAAATTGTACCTAATGCTTTATTTGTTCTTTTCTTATATCCTTCTCTCGTAACACCACTCTCTTCTTTTAAACGACTAGCATTCTTAACCGACTCTTCAATTTCACGTAATTTTTTAGATACTTCTATGATTGTCTCGTTAACTTTGGTTTCTGGTGACTTCTTTGGATCTGATGTTGCATATGTTCGATATCCTTCAATTAGATGCTCATATCGTTTTTCCATTGCTTCAGCTACACCCGGATATTTCATTTTCTTTTTTACTTTTTTGTCTTTAGAAAATGCGTATGGTGTTTGGTATCCAGCAATACCACCGGTTACTGATTGTTCGTCTAAGTCATCATATTCAAGATCATATATGCCCATTTCCTCAGCTTCTTCTTTGCTGTATTCATTTTTTATTTGATCTCGAAAATCTTTAATTGATAATATCCATTCAATTAATGCATCTACTGCACCCGGATTATCATTTAAAAATTCTTCTATTCCTTGACGATAACCAAATAATCCTACCAATGTTTCTATAGGGTTAGATGAATAATATGCTTCATTAACAGATTCTTCTTTTACATCTACACCTGGTTCATACCATACTCTATCGCCATCATTGTCTTGCCAACGACGAGGCTCTTTTTGTTTTGTAGCTGGTTTGGTATTTTCAAATTTTCTTTTCATTTCCGTAATCAATTGTTTCATTGGTGAACTCTGTTTAATTCGTCAACTAGGTCAAAATATCTTAAAAGTGATAATACATGAGACTCTTTTATAACTTTCATGTTTTCCACATTGCAAAGCATTTCTGCTAAATTTTCTATTTTTATACGAGCAACATCATCTGCAGTCTTTGCTACATGTTCTTTTAGTTGCCGTTTAATTTTTGGTATTTCTGTTTTGATATATGATTTAAGTGAATCAGTATCATTAACATGAGTGATATATTGTTTTAACAGATTCTTTTGAGCTTCTGACAAATTAGTATACTTGTTATTAAATTTATCTACAAGCAGTTTATATGTTAAAAGTCTAGTGTCTTTTGTTTGTTTACGGAATTCTTCGTATAACTCATCCGTTTCAGTTTGTTTAACTAAATCCTTAAGTGTGTGTTCTAGTATCACATCTTTGCATTGAGCCAATTGTTTAACGGAAGCTTGGTCTGCATATTCAAACAACAAATAAGTCGAAGCTAAAACTTTGTAATTAGGTATGCGAGCGTTTGATAAAGAATCAAATGAAAAGTTTTCTTGAATCTCTTTTACCAGATTATATTTTTGTCTGCGCAATGCGCTTTGATTCAATTTACGATATGCTTTTTGAGCTTCTGCAATGTAATCTAATGCTCGTGCTTCTGATTTATGTTGCTCTTTAAGAACTGAGTTATAAAGTTGCAATTCTTTTGCTAGTTCTGTGTTCTTACCGAAATATTTTTTAATAATATCTAATGCAATTGTTTTATCTGAAGTTAGTGTTTCAGACGTTAGTTTTCTAACCAACATTTCAAACAAAATTCCGGTGTTTTTGTACTTCGAATGTTTAATTTTCTTCATTTCTAGTATTCAGTTCTAGATTTATTTATATATAAATATTGTTACGCTTATAAAATATTGTTTTCATCTAGCATCGTGCCGCTATCTTCATCGGTTTGTGTAGACTCATATAGCATTTGATTGGCTAAATCTTTACTTTTCTTGTTTATCTTTTTTAATACATCAATATTTTCTCGCTGCATATTATATGGAGAACTGGTACTAGCTCGTCGACTACCGCGCGGGTCAGCTTGGAATGTTGTTTGCTGATTTTCCGGGTCCATATGTTGCTTGATTTGCTTGATGCCTAATGGATCCCATCCGAATGCGTTTTTATGTGTTCCAGATTTTGGACCTTCAGGTGGTCTACCTCCTTTATCATCACTATCGGGACTCATGTGCATTGAAGCTAAATCGTGTGGCGTTCCATATGAAACTCCGGTTAATGTAGGATCATTTCCTTCTTGTTCGATTTGACTTTGACGGAATCTCAATTTAAGATCTTCAATCACATCGTTACGTTCTTGCAGCCATTGCTCTTCAGACATATTGAATATATATTCATAAATAAATCTATCTGAAACAAGTTTGCTATCTTTCATTGCAGCAGCCAATTGAATTTTTTCATTCATTAAGGCTACTTTTTGCTGATCATATATAATTGATGGTGCCGTTAATTCCAAATCAAAGTTAACAAGATCTGCATCTTCATATCCTTGTGTGTATAAATGCACGATTGCAATCTTTGCTAGTTCAGATTCAACTATTTTCTGAATACGTTCTATTGTGCGTGCAAATCGGATATCCATGGATGCTAATGTGGATTTTCCTTCTACACCCTCTTCATATCCTAAAAATGGTTTAGGTATTTTAAGAGCTGCCATCATTTTGTGTTTAACATATTCGATGTCATCTATACCGGTAAATTCCATTCCTGGTAATGTGTCAATCTGTGTAGAAGAATTTCCGCCTCGTACAGGTAAAAAGTAATCTTCCAACATGTTGTTCAAGTTGAACTTGAGATTGTAATTACCTGTTCTTTGATCTACATATGGAACTTTTTTCATTTTGTTGATCATTTGTTCCATGAATGCATCTACTTCATTAGGAGGAATATTACCAATATCTACTTTGAATATTCTTTTTTCTGGAGCTCTCATTACACGATGAATAAGCATTGCATCTTCAAGCATTGTCAATTTTTGAAATTCTTGACGTGCTCCTTCTAACATGGATCGACCATAAGGTAAAAAGTTAGAGTCTGATATTAATCTGAAATGAGCTATTTCAAAAACATCATATTTTTCTTCTGGATTAGAAACATGGTGGAATTCTATTTCATAATCTCCAATATCTTCTCGGAATTCTTCCCACCGTTCCATTTCATAACTAGAAAATGGTCTTGCATTAATAATTCCAATTTCATCTGCAATATCTAATTTTAAAAAGAAATCGCCATACTTACACATATTACGAATCCAAGGCCACAGATTGAATTCTATATTTAATATGTCATAAAATAAATTGTTTAGTATTTTTTGTATGCGAACATCCTCAGTTTTAATTGTTAGCATATCTCCGAATTGATTTGCAAGTGTAGATTCATCTGCATATATGTCTAATGCAGAACTAATAATTGGATCTTTATCCATCATTTCGAAATCCGTATACAACTGCATTCTGTTTTGATGCATGTAGTAATTGGAATCATATCCACCCATTCCACCGACAGCATGGCGATTTGTTCCGTGCATTCGAGTGTAACGATCGGCTATTTTACTTCCTACTAGATTTCCTGATGATTGTAATCTGTTTGTGTCGACTACACGTAATTTGTCTTTACCATATGCTCTTACAATAACATTGGTACGAAACAAATTTCGTAATCTTCTTCTTAATGTGGCCATACTTTGATTATATTAATTTTATATAAATATAACTTGGCAAAGATCAGTGGTGTTTTATTTGATCAGCCAGGTTAGATCTTCATCACCGTAACCGTTATTCCATTTCCAACCGGTATCAGTGTTATTACGACCGTTGGTTGAAATAATTCCATTTGTTTTTGTGAATTGTGAAATTGCTTTTTTATGCAATTCAATACCATGTTGTCTGAGTTTTAATGATGTATCACGTAACCATAATCCGATACAGAAACTCATAACAAGGTCATCGTTATAACCTACTTCTGCTTGTGCTTTTCCGTTTTGCCATTTAAACACAAACATTTCTTGTATTAATCTTTTACTGCGTATTTTAGGTGATCCTTCTCGCATATACATTTCTAATGCAGATATCATTAATGGTCTTGTTCTGCTTGTTGTGGAAACACCCGGTACCATTTTAGTTTTATCTTTTACATCATAACCTTTCATGAGTTGTACTTCTAAATCTACATACCCATCATCTTTATATGTATAAAATAAATTTTCATAGTTTCTGTCTAGAGCTGGTTGAATTGCAGCCCAACCTATGTTTGCATTTTCAATTGCCAACAGTGCATTGTTCCATTCTGTTGCAACTGTTACTAGCATATTACCAAAATCATTGGGTGGAATTTTACCTTTATACTCAGCAACTTGTGTTACTGTTTCGACATCGATAACATGAAAGGCAGACCAGTCGGCACTATCACCACGTGCGACGTCAGCTACTACTATATAATTTTTAGTATAGTCTGGATACTCCCATACCCAATAGCTGTTATCATATCCTCTTTTTTCTAATGGTTCTGAACATTCGGATTCATATCGTTGCAGTATAGCGCCATCAATTACAGTGTGTCCGGAACTAATAAAGTCACAATCACACTCTTGAGCTGCTCCTTGTTCTCCTAATAATCTGGTTTGTTCCTCTCGCCATTCTTTGTCTCGATCCGGGTGCACCGTCCAATGCAGTTTAATTGTGTTGAATCCATTAACGCTGCTTTCTGCTTCAGCCCATGTTTGATGAAACCAGTTACCTAAACCGTTTGGAGTAGATAACACAATTGCACCCCCACCAGTAGATAAGGTTGCTTGAGATGCTATCCATATTTCTTCAATGTTTCGTATAAAGGCAGCCTCATCAACAATTAGCAATGATAATGCTTCTGAACGTGCTCCTGTGGATGCACTGGATATTGCTTTGATTTGTGAACCATTCTTGAATTTCAATGATAATTTATTGTCAGCTTCAATTGTTCCTTTCAACCAACTTGGAAGATTATCATGCATTACCCGTACCTTGGTTACTAGGTTTTTTGCTACTTCTTGTGTGGTTGCGATAACAAGTGTGTTGAAATCTTCATTGAACAACATGCTCCAAAGTGCAAAGCCTGCAGATAGTGTTGATATACCTAACTGACGTGACTTTAATATAATGTTGTATCGGTTGTCTCGGAGTTCTGCTAATGCATCTTCCTGGAATTCATACAGATTAAATTTGATCTTTCCTCGTTTAGGATGTTGAATATAACAATAATTACGCATGAAAAAGATAGGATCTTTTGCACACCGAACATATTGTTCTTGAATTATCTGTTTTAAATTCTTTTCTGCCATATTATTGTATTATAGCTACTATCATTTTACCAGTTAATAGCGTCGCAGCTATACCACCGGTAAACCAAAGTGCAGGATGTTGATACCACTTTTGTTTAAGCATTTTTTCACGCTTTACATATATTTCAATGTTTTCTTCTAGAATTGCAATTTGTTTTGAATGATATGATAATTGCAATGAATCTAAATAATTAATTTGTTCTAATTGAGATATAATATTTTTTTGCGTGTTAATTATTTTTGCGTTAACTGAATCTATATAATATAATGAATCCAATGTTTCTGATATTGCATGTATTTCAGATTCAGTAAAACATGTATCTGTTTGAGCAGTAACCGTTAAACTATTTAAGAAAAATATCGTATAGATGATATACTTCATTTACGTTTAGTTTTATTAATAATATTGTTTTTACTTTGTGATGTAGTTCTTTTTTTCTTAGGAGCCGTTTTCTTTTTTGATTCTAATTCAGTAACTTTCTTTTTATTGTCCGTCACTTGTTTTTTAACTGTTTTCTTTTCTTCAGTTACACGCTCAGATTTACCTTTTAATTTGTTTAACTCAGCATCATTGTCTTTTAGTTGTTCTTCTGTTTTATCTAATTTGTTGTTATTAGACAGTTTAATTATCGAAATAATCATGGTAAATAAACCAACAATTCCGATTGCAATGTATTTCCAATATTTTTTAATCGTTTCCATTTGGTAATGTTCTTTTATCTAGTTCTGCCATGAATTCCTTTTTATATTCCTGGAATCCTTTTTCTATTTTTTCATGAAATTCTTCTGGAGTCATTTGTGCTTGCATATCTTCTGTTAACCCATCAGAATTCACAACAACTTTAGATGCTTCGGTATATGCCTTTTTTAACATTTCGACATCTTGTTCTGCATCTCTTAACCAGGCTAATGCATTTGCCCGAACTTTTTCTTTTGCGTATTCATGATACTTGCCTTCTTTTTTGAGTTCATGTTCCATTTCTATGGTACAATCAAAACACATACCATTTGCTTTACGCATTGTTTCATCTAATGGATGTGGCTTTAGGCAGGTGCATGATTCTTTGCGACACTTAGGAAATGATCTAATGTAATCTCTTGCTTGTTGTAATGCATCTGAGTTCTTAGATTTTTTAATTCTAAATCCGTCTCGTTGTTCTACAATTGTAACTATTCCAGTAACTGGATCTACTTCTTCCCATATGTCCCCAATTTCATGTGTAGCTGATTTTTTTGCTGCAGATTCTGCATCTGAAAATCCTACTGTTTTTTTGGTTTGGAACTTGTGGGTGCCGTCAATCATTTGTTGAACGGCTTTAATGTTTTGTAACTTGTTCTTTTTTGCCATGTATTATATTTTATAGAATGCCATTGTTTTTCATCCAAATTATCATGTCTGTTCGCAGTGACGTTGGATCAATCTCTTGTCCGATTTCTGCCTCTACTTTTGTTAATGTGTTTTTCATCATGTTCAAAAATATCGATGTTACTGCGTCAGCTGGATTTTTTGAATTTTTAACTTTCTTTAATATATCTTGTTGAAATATCTGAGCTGGTCCTTGTTCTTTTGGAGCATCGGCTACAGGAGCTGCTGGCTCTGCTGCAGGAGCTTCTGCTTCGGGAGCAGGCGTTTCTGCTGCTGGTGCTGGTTCTGGTGCTGGTTCTGGAATTGGCGCAGGTTCTGGTGCTGGTGCTGGTTCTTCGGCAGCATCTTCTGTTTCTGCTTCTTCGCGGATCATTATTGCAATTTTTCTGCGAACATATTCTCTGATTAATCGTTCTTTGTTTTCTTCAGACAATTTATCAACACGTTCCTGTAGTTTCTCTTCGTTCTCTGGCTCTACCATTGAATTAGTAATTGCACCATGATCGATTCGTTCTAATTTTTCCAAGAAACCATCTGTATCTTCAATTTGTAATTTTTCAAAAACTTTGCGAGCATGTTCAGCCGAATATTCACCTTCTTCTACTTTTTTGTATAAACGCTCTTTAATATCCGGTACCATGTTTTCTACGTTGTCAATTACATCTGTAGCATATTTTCTTGGTACATTTGGAACAACACCTTTAACTCCACCAGGTACCATGTTAGGAGCTTCTTCTCCTACATAATCTTTCATATCTTTACGGGTTTCTGGTTTTTGTGACTTTGCTTCGTCTTTAGGTGCTTTGTATTTGCTCTTATGTTTTTCAGCCATGGGTTTTCTTTATTTTATATATAAATATTATCTACTGTATTTTAGGACGCCTACAAGTTGATTGATTGGTGCAAAACTACCGGTTAATTTGTATGTATTGCCCCCATACGTGAATACTATTCCTTCTAAAGGCACAATTTTATCAAACCCGCCAAGTGCTTGTATCCGGGATAAATGCTTACGTAGTAGTTCTAGGTCTTTAATGTTATTGCTTGATTTTAATAATCGTATTGAGTCTGCTAAATCTTTTCTGATTTGTTGTACTGCGTTAGACGGATTAACTGCAACAAAGTCACTTGCATTCTGAAGTATCAATGCTCCTAGTTTCAAGAATATTGATTCAAATGGTTGTATGTTTTCATACTGTATCTTTTTCAGATTAGCAGCAGTATCTGTTTCTACGACCCAATTCAGAAATTGTTCGTTATCAATCATTTTCTTCAGAGCCGTTTTATTTAAAGATTTATCTGCAATTGACCATCGTCGAACCAACGCAGTTAATACAACTTCTGGAATATCATATCCTAGTTCTTTAGCTTTTGCTTCAATTAATTCTTTCCACCACGCTTTGTGATATTCAAATACTAAATCCGTTTCTGCTAAACCGTAACGATTTCTGAGTTGATCTACTTCTTTGAATAACGCATCTTGATAATCTTCAAAATTATCTACTTTGCCTAATTTTAATTCTCTCGGTGGAATAATTTGAAACGTTTTTTGCAAGTGTGCATTAGCATCTTGTATTGCTCGTTGCAATGCTGCGCCTCCAGGCATATCAGTCATAACTTCATTTCCAGCATCATCATATTCCGTTAAATTGTGGAATTGTAGTACCGCGGTTTCATATGCAATAACATTTCTAGTTGCCGGATATATGATTTCCATGTTAGCATATATTCGACCGTTTTTAAATATTTCTGTTAGTCGTTCAGGTCCTAGTTTTGATAATGCAGCATCTAAATCTTTTCCAGCTTCGCGGAATGCATCTGATATTGCACCACGACCTTCGTATTTCGAAGCTAATTCTTCTGCAGATAACGGATTGATTCGTTCTCTTGTCCCGCGCGCGAATCCTACTTGTCCATCTTTATATGTTACAAATATGTTCTGTCCATCTGTCTTTTCCGTAACAGCTTGTTCTACATTTAATCGTCCCGTTAATCCGCGCGCTATCATTTCTTTCATGTCATTGAAAGTTAAATCATAACGATCATAAGGATGATCCATGTGCCCTGCAAGTCCGCCTTCGTTTAATGGAACTCCAAAAACAGTTTTGCTAAAATTTCCAAAATCATAAACAAATTCTTTGCCACTGTTCTTGTTCAAGAATCCTCTCAATTTATTGATTTTTTTAGCATGGGTCTGTGTTTGTTTTTTTGTTGGATAACCTCCACCCATTATTTCATTAACATCTTCTTCAAGTTGTTGTTTCCACCATTCTACTGAAAACAGTGATTCTGTAACAGTGTTGAATATTTGCCATACATTTTTTATTAAGGCTTCATCATATTGCGGATATTGTTGTGCAAATGTTTCATAGTCTCCACTAGCAATTGCTTCGCGTGCTGCGGTTGCAGAAATAGGTTTTCCGTTGCTTGTTAACGGATCTACCATCACATTGATCTCTTCTGCGTTAACGTCTGCAGGTATTTTTCTGCCGTTTTTATCTCCAACCTGTTGATATTTTTCTACGTTGCTTATAAATCCTTTTACTCGAACATAGTCATTATCTTTGTTAGATGCAGCTAATGCATATGATCCACCAGGTGCATTAAACAAGTATTCATATGCTGCAAGTATCGGACTTGGATATGGTGTTGGTTGTATTTCTATTTTAGGATTATTGTTCAGCAATCTGAAAATATCTATGCTGTTTTCTCTGGTTACTCCTGGTCTTGAATTTGGACCTATTAGCATGATCACTTTGCTTACTGCCGGGTGATTGGCATATTCATTAGCTAAATGCATATGTGCTCCGGTAATGGGTTTGAACCCTCCGGGAAATAAAACAGTTACGTTGTTCATTCGTTTTCTTTTTTATATAAATATTGTACATGTTATTTAATGGTGGTTATGTCCATGTTCCCCATTCTTGTGCGTACCAATTGTTATTACCATCACAATACAAAACTATTTGTGCATATTGTGAAGTAGTAGTTCGGTTTCCGGTACCTCCGCCGGGTCTAACAATATTTCCAGTTGTAGTAGGTTCAGCTACAACCAATGTACCAGCTGCATTTTCTTTCATTATTACTATTTGTCGACCTGTTTCTAATCCAGAAACATCTGGCAATGTAATTGTCTGAGTTCCAGAGGATACCGTTGCGACAATTGTATGATCTGATGTAGCTACTGTTATATCTGCATCAGAATCTCTCCAGGATGTATGAAATGCACCATTAATAGAAATTCGTCGATCTACTCCGGATGTCGAACCACCAGGCGATGCTGAAGATGAAAATGCCATATATGGTCGATTTGCTTGAAGTCCAGTCTGAAATTGGTATGTAGTGTTCCATGAGCCTAATTGTCGTTGACCTATGGTTGTAGATGTAGTACTAGTAATCCTGGCAGGTGATATACGAAATGTACCAAAATATTCTGACTCGTTAATTATTATCGAAGGCGCTAGCTGTACCGAAGCAATTGGTAAGGAAGATCGACTTACAAATAGTTCGATTCGACCTCCACTGCCGTCTCCGTCGCCTATAGTAATATTTCTGGAAAACACGTGATTAAACGGATGTTCTGTTCCAGAAAGTGCAGCTAACCCAGAACCACCTGTTCCAGATGTTGTTAGCGTTATAACAGATCCTTGGCTGAGTAATATTTGGTCCCATGTAAGTGGTATTGTTCCTATCCTAGGATTAAATGTATCTAAAAGATATGTATCAGTTGCATTTGTTTCTAAGATAAAATCTAAACGTTCTTTAGATCCGATTTGAGGTAACGTAAAATCTCCAATTGGTCTTAATAATGAACAATTGATTCTAACACGTCTTGCTATTTCGCCTCCTAATGAACCATCTAATACTACTCGATATGACGGTGTTGCCGAACCATCTGATTCATTATATGCTTGTAAATATGATCCGGAATTTGCGGCGGTTATTATAACTGTTGCATCTCTAATTACATTTGCCAATGCAACGCCTGAAAATAATGCATTTGATGCTGTTACATTACCATCAGCAGTTAAGTGGAAATTACTAGATGAAATTTCTATGTTACTATTACTTCCGCTAATAAAAGATGTGTTAGGATCTCCTAAAAAGAAATTCTTTGTAGCTACATATAATTCATCATCTGCTGTAGAATAACGGAAATAGCTAGATGTATCTAAAAATAATTCTAAACCTACGCCGCTATATGGTACTCCACCTTTAGTGTTCTGGCCAGGTAATGCACTTCCGCTCCAAAGCAAGAATCCAGGATCGCCTGTTTCAAATCCACTGTATCCTAATGATCTAACAAAACCAGTATCAGTTAATCCACTGATTGCAATACCTGATTCCAATGTGTCTGCCACATATAGAGAACCGGTAATCATGGAAAAATCACCATCAATATATCTGTTACCGCCTTGCCAATCCAAATTGTTTTTGAAGCTAATCAGTTTGCTACGTTCTCCAGCAACATTGTAATATTCTATTTTGAATGATAACTGATTACCTGACTTATGTTTGGTCGGTATTTCGGTTCGTAATCGTGTATAGTTTGGCGTATAGCCTGGATCGTTATCTGTTGTGGTTCTGATATCAGAAAAACTCCATTGGCCAGCTTCTATAACAAATAGCAATACGCCGGTACCGGTTCGATCTGCTTTAAAATAAAACGTTTGATCATCAATTCGTTGTGAATTGGAACGTATTTCAAGTTCTCCGACTTTCTTTCCAACACGAACAGGTAACTCTTGATTATAATAATCTGTAGTATTATAATTAAATGCACTACCACTCATGTATACATGAATTTTCGGAGATTGATTGTTACTAAAACTATTACGTTGGCCGAATGCATCAAATGTTACTTTGTATTGTGAGTTTGCAATAAATTTACCGGCAACCGATGAAGAAACTTGTAATACATATACATCATTTTTTCTGGGTATAGGTATTGCTGACACTAGGCCTATTCCATTAATTAACGGTTTGTTACCATATAGTAAAATAGGGGCAGTAGTTTCTGTACGTCCCAAGTATGTGTGACTTTCCCAATATGTATCAATAACGTTTTGATTTATTATAGATCCAATATTAGTGTATGGATCTACACTCGATGTAGAAGGAACGAATATTTCTGTTTCTACTAGTTCAATGTCATTTGTAAGTTCATATGTTCCAACAGTTCCTTTTCCTGATGCATACACTTTGATTCGGCTAACATCACCTGACGCTGGTTGTAATCCTTCTATTTCTACATATGCAAATGATTCAGAATTTTGTGTTGGAGTATACGTCGGAGTAGCTTCATAATCTATAGTATAGGCGCTTGGTCCGAAACTGTTGTATGTGTGTGAAAATATGCTTTGACTTGAAAATACTGTGTATGGAGCATCTAATTCGATTGCGTCTCTTGATAACACTTTTTTAATAGTGCTAGTATAAGTGTTATTGCTTATTGGATATCTCGGAGTAGATTGTGGATTTGTAGGAGAAGCAACAGTTAGTGTTCCTCCTACCATATCCGATGTAAATGTTCCTCCGCCAGCTACAACTGCTATTCGCTTAAAGTTGCGATCGGTATATGTTATAGTTCCACCAGCATAGGTTGGAAATTGACCAGATGTGTATGTGCGATTCAATTGAACCCCTACTTGCTCTGACACTCGTATTGTAGGTTCAGTTTCAAATATTATTTCTGAAACATTTGGGGCAGTAGGATTAACTGCTACGCTTCTGGTCCATTTAACATTCGGTTTATTCTTCCATTCTGCAGGAACATTTCGAAGTGTGCTGAGTAGTGTTACTGTAGCATCGCCTGGAGAAGTATCTTCATACACCCAAATTACTATGACTCGGGCTTTGTCTTCATCTATATAATTTGCAAGTATTTCCGAATATATAGGATCACCATTATAATCTAAAACTTCAACTTGTATTAGAGAACCAGGCTGAAGTGTATCTTCACGTCCTCGAAATTTTATAACATTTTTACCAGCAGTTAATCTTTCTGGAAATTCAGTTATCGCAAAAACATCTGGCGATGTTGCGGTATTATCTGTTCGAAATGTAGGTGTATTTATATATCCTCTATAAACTGCAGTTTTTTGTAGCATATCGTACTTGCATTTTTATATAAATATCAAGTATGTAATATATGACTGAATCCTTCAATTTTATTAACTTCTAGCAGATTGTCTACCATGTCTCGCATTGAGTCTACGTGACTGATAATGATTGAAAAATCAAATTTGGTTCTTAAATACTCAAACAGATTGATAACTGATGATATATGCTCCGCATCTAAACTACCCCATCCTTCATCGATTGCAATGAAATTAGGACGTGGCAAGGCCGAGACATTGATAAGTCCAATGCGAATAGCTAAACTAGAAATAAATCTTTCCATTCCACTACTCAATTCCAATGGCCATGTGTTTTGTTCATCGTAAATAATATATCCATTAATGTTTTTACCATCTGTATGCAAAACTATGTTAAAATCTACAATCTGATTGAGCACATTGTTTATTTCAGATTCAATTTTAGGAATTGCTAATGCTACTAAATCATATGGAACACCGTTACGACTAACTGATTTTAAATAGTATTCAAATGCACGGTATTCTGTTTCCAATTGTTTGTATTTATCAAGTTGTTCGAGTGCATTTTTCTTTTTAGTTCGAGCTACTTCAATTTCTCCATGTTTAGATTTAATCTGCTCAGAAATAGTTTTTAATTCAGAATTTTTTGTTTCGATATCCGTTTTTAAAGATTGAATTTTCGTTTCTACTGTTGCATTGAATTCTATAGCAGTTTTATTTTTGTGAAATTGTTCTTGCCGTTCATGACAAGTTTCAAGTTCAGATTCACGAGTTTGTAAATCATTTTCAATAATCTGCAGTTCGAGCTCAGCCCGTTCTTTTTGGTTTTTTGTGTTTTTAATTTCAGTTTTTAAATTGTCCGCAGTTTGTTGATCTGTGACATATTTCTGTGTTTGTTGAATTTGATTTTCTTGTTCTGCTAATTGATCTGATAATTGTTTTAATACAGATCTATCTGTTTCAATTTCATTCTGGGCTTTGTATGCATCTTGAACGAATACGTTAGACACGCAGTATTTGCAGTTTGGGTCATATTCGTGTTTTGATAAATGATCGATCTTTTTTTGTTTGTTATCAATGTCTTTTTGAAGTTGTTTAACTTTTCTATCCGTTTCATGATGTTTTTCTTGACATTCGTTATGTGTATTTACTTGTGTGTTTATATGATTAATATCATATTGATCTAATTCCGTTTGTTTTGATTTTATATCTGCAGAAAATGATTCTATATCCGATTCTTTGCTAGTAATTTGTTCTTGCAATGATTCTATAGTTTCAATCAACCCGTTTTCAGTTTGTTCTAGTTTTGTAATATCTGGTCCGTCATACGTTGTTGCATGTTTAGACTCAATTAAACTAAGAATTTCATTTTGTAAATCATTTCTTCGGTTTGACAATATGGATTCAGAAGTTTCACATTCGATGATAAAATCTTTATTCTTGTTAATAACATTGTCAGACTGTGTTATTATTTCAGCAAAATCCGTTTTCTTGTATTCTCGCAATTTACCTGCAGTTTCTTTGATATCATCATTTGCTAACTGATAAATTTGTTCGAACACCGTTATGTCTAAAAACTGTGATAACAAGTCTTTTCGTTCGCGCTGTGATTTGTCAATAAAATTGTTGCTATCTGATTGCAATGAAAATGCAGTTAAAATGAAATCATCATAAGTACCTAAATACTTGCGAATATTTTTATTTGTTTCACTTCGTTCTTCGCCATTCAAGTTTTCTGCTTCAGTAAAGAAATTCACATTAACCTTAACATGGCCAGATTTTTGTTTGATTCCTTCGCGCTGAATAGTATACAACGTATCATTGATTGTGAATTTAAATTCTCCTCGGAATGCAGATTTTTGAGTGTTTAAAACTTCTCCAGCTTTACCTGTTTTACTGCATTTATCAAAAATTGTGTATGTTATTGCATCTAGCAAACTAGATTTACCTGAAGTATTAGGTGCAAATAATCCAGTAACATCTGATATCTTGGTGAAGTCAATTGAATTGTTATCTCCATAAGAAAACATGTTTTCGAATTCAAATGATACCGGCGTCCAAGTGACGTGTCTAACTGATTCTAATGCAGGCAACTTGGTGTTTATTGTGCGATTAATATGTCTTACTGCATCTAATTCTTCTTCTGTTATGTCTGGATTATTATTATGCAAATAATCTGTTATCAGTGTATTTTGATATTCAACGTCACGCACATTGCCTATTGTGATGTTTGTGTTTGCATTGCCAGAGTTAGATGAATTGCTTCGTTGAATTGATATGTCTTGAATTTGATATTTAGAACGAAGTGTAGTTATGAATTTTTTCATATCTGCAGCATCCGTGTTGTTAAACTTCACACGAACCCGAGGTTTATTAGGCATTCTTTTCGGTGCTGCCGTGATACTGGTTCCTTCGGTTTCAAATGTCACATAACCATAATCATTGTGTATTTCCATGAACTTGGCTGTTCGGTCTGGCAGATTCCAATGTAGGATTCCGTGATCTAATGCTTCGCCATGGTTTTGCTGTATGAGTGACCCTGGATACTTTATTAATGGTTTTTTAACGCCGGTATCAATAGCATATGTTTGTAAGGTTTGGTCTGCTTTATGAATGTCTCCTAGCAATACTAAATCATGACCATCAAAAATATCAGTTTTAACATGTTCATTTGATATTTCATAACCAATATCAGTTTTTGCAGAATGAACGGCACCGTGGTGCAATGCAATCTTGTATTTGTCTGATTTAATATCTTTTGCTCGTATATAATGTTCTGGTGCTACATCAACCGCCATGTGATTGAATAAAACATTGCCAATTTCATACACTGCATTATCTTTAATAAAATGCACGTGCTTGTTTTGTATAACATCCAATACCGGTGACAATGCATCTATTCGATGCATATTGTTTAAATTCATGTCATGATTACCTAGTATAACTATGGTAGGTATAGTAAACATGTTGAAGAATTCAGTTAGCATACGAACCAATTCCGGACTCATATCTAATTTGCTATGAACTATATCACCGGTAATCACACAACAGCTTGAATCGTCAGCATGCTGCGAAATTTCCAACATCATGTTTTCGAACACTTCACGATATTCTCGGTGTCGTTTCAATGTTCTTATGTGTATATCACTAACGTGAAATATGTTTGATATTGTGTCGATTCCAATATCTAATCGTTTTATTTCCATAAAATACCCATTTGGTAATTAATTAACGACTGAAACGTTAATTGTGTTGTGTCTGATATTCTTTTTGTTATTTCTTCAAAACCTAATTCCGAAGCATCTTTGTCTTGCAATTCTACGAAATACACATTCAATCCTTCTTTCATGAAATTATCAGCAATATCCAATGCATTGCGTATTGCATCACTATCCAAACAAATGTAAATATCTTTTACACGTTTTTCTATTAATTTTTTTCTTAAAGCTGGTTGAATGATTTTACCGAATAAAGGTAATGCATTGCGTTTAATTGCAATTGCATCAAACGCACCTTCACATAAAATTACTGGTTCATTCCAATTGATCATCATTTCGAATCCTATTATATCTTTTGATACGCGCGGATTCTTGTGTTTCTGCCAATCTGCACTATAGAATGCTCGACTTACAAAATAATTCAATTGTCCTGCAGCATCATAACTAGGAATAATTATTTTGCCGGAATATGCTCCATCTTCGCAATATCCAATTCTGTATCTGATAATATCAAAAATTGAAACATTCCTGGATTTCAAATAAGAAATTGCATTGCGATAGTCTGGTGTATTTTTAGTAACCCAGAGTGGTTGATATTCTTTTGGAAGCTGAAGAAGCTCTTTTTTTTCTGTGGTATCAGTGTTTCTGAATTTAGAAATTTTAATTATTCGTTCTAATTCTTCGAAACGTTCTCTGGGTAAATTTAATTGCTTGAATAAACTGTGAATACTACGACCTTTTTGATCTGATATCCAACAGTGCCATGGATTCTCTCCTTTACTGTCAGTTTTTAAATTGATTTCTAACTTGGGCTTATAATGTGATTTGAACGGAGAAAAGAATGCTACATTATCACCTGAGGTAGATTTACCTTTACCTAGAACAGATTCTAATAACTGCAGTAATCTTTGATTTGCCATATTATTATAATAAGAAAAATACTGAAGTATCCAAAGAATATGGCTTTGATATAATTAAATTATAATATATGTCAGACACAATCATTTCATTAATGGTCTAACGATCTCATTCATTAAATAAATTTAATTTCATTCAATCAGTTAAATTAATTAACTTTTCATTAATTATAAAGAAAATAATAATTTAAATTTTAAATTCCAACCTTTATTCGAAAAACTTTTTAGGATTGTTTGCTGTTTCGCCATTTTTCACGCATTCTGCCAACCATTCTGCAGGAATATCACGTTTTGCTACATGAGTAATACCCAGTTTATTTGCGTATGCTTCATATGTAGTTTTACTTGTTTTTGATATACGCTGATTTGGATTCTGAAATATAATTCTGATATCGATACCAGGATTTGATTGCAAAACATGTTTCATTTTTTTACGGTCTATAGTAGTCCATCGTCCTTTAGTTTCAATGTACATGAGTTCGCCGTTACGTTTAGTGAATATGAAATCAGGAGTATATTTATGTTTTGTTTCAGGCACCGTGTAATTCAATGTTTCAGTTTCATAGCATAACGGATAATCTGCTGCTGTTATTTGTTCCGATACAGTTAATTCTAATCCAGATTTATAACCATGTTTATATGCAGCTTGTCGTGTTTTACTTGTGGTGTTCCAATGATTTCTAGGCATAACTTGTTTTTATTTTTTTATTTAACCAAAGTCAGTATCGACACTAATTTTTTGATATGAAACTCCAGTACCATCCGGGTTAGCTACATGATATCCATACCAATATGTATCATCGGCTGTATTCCCATGGAATTTGTTATAAAAAACACTACCTGTTTTAAACATGTTTCGATAACTGTCCACATCGGTTTGAAATTTTTGTACTATTGCTGTTAATTCGGAGTTATTTAATGAAACCATATCTAATTGGTTCACTAATGTTTGCAATTGATTGACTTGACCATTCCATGAATGTGCAAATCTTGGATCTTCCGGGAACCAAGACGGTACACCGTCGTTCCACTGCGCCATTACCACATCGGTCCAAGCTCCGTTCTCATCATCATCGGAAAATATTCCTAATGTACTCCAAGTTCGTTTGGTGCCAATATATCCAATAAAATTTTTAGAATCTAATATAAAGTCCTTAATTGACACAGCTATATTTCTAGTCCAGTCATTCATTTGGTTAATATGGTCTGTTAATTGAGATTCGTTGTTAACATCTAAGCTTAGGTATTTAAATGGGTTCATAAAATAATCTATTAATGTTACATTACCTGTTACTCCAACTACACCTATAGGTTTGATAATCTTAGAGTTCAAATTCAACACACCAGAATCTGAGTTCATTTTTATTTTATTACTCGCTATATTAAAAGCTGCAGGAACTGGTGATTTGTTAACAGATATTGAGGCAAGCACTGTTAATGATTCATTGGCATCTACAAAACATTCAAAATCTGTTATAACTAAACGAGATTCATCCTCGGCATAAATATGTTCGGTACTAATAGTTTGTTTTATTTGTCCAAAGGAATTTTCTTCGGCAACTGCAGAAAGCCGAGGTGCTGAGCGAACAATTAGATCCTTACCTAGATCCTCTTTAGCTGAATTTTGAGCTTGTACTATAATTTTATATAAATCTTCTACAGCTTTTGAGGCAAATTTTCCGCGGTATTTTACAGAAGTACCCGATGAAGAATCATTCTTTTGTTTTACACGTTGTTTATTCGACGAAGCCTTTTTTGCTTTATCGATATTAAATCCTGCTTGTTCTGTTAATTTATATAATTTTGATTCTGATAAATTTGGCTGTATTTCATTAATTGCCGCTTGTAATTTTGTATATAAATCTGCATCTGACGTTACTGTGAACCCGGGTTTAAGTATATCTATTAAAGCTCGAGAACGTGTTCCAATTTCACCATCCCAATCTCCAGGAACACGACTTGTATTCCAACTAGCATTTATAAAAGATTTAAATTCTGGCAAGTTTTTAAATTCTCCAGACGATTCTTTCATACCAAACGTGTACATGGCTCGCTGTAAATTTTTAGCTGCATCACCACTGTTTCCTAAATTATTTAACTGCGTTTTTTTAGTTATAAATTGATTACTAAGCTGTTCTGGAGTTAATTCTGAGTCATCTTTTGTATCAATGTCTTGCTTGTTTTTACTTGTATCATCAATTACTTCATCATCTTTCGGTGTTACTACTGGTTTTAAACTAGATATCTGATCTTCACCGAAAAATTTCATTGTTCCAGTAACTCCCCATTCTGGAGAAATTGTAGTATTAATATCCGATGTCATAATAAAAACTACAGTATAATATAACTTTGCACTAGGATCATATGATACCGTGCTAGATGCATCAGCTTGCTTTTTAGCATCTTGTGGCTCAGATATAATTGCAGAATATTCACTTAATGCACCAGGGCCACCAAATCTATCTATCAATGCAGATGCTTCTCTTCTTGCAACCCCAGCTACGCTTTGTAAACGATCATTTTCAGAAGCAGTTCCACCTTTTGTTACATTAGAATAAAGTTTAATGTACGGCCGTTTCGATTTTGGATTTGTTCTCTTAATCGAATTAACCTTATCAAAAAAACTGCGATCTGCTGAACTAACATTGCTCGGACTATCTATAGAACCATAACTAGTAGCTGAGCCTACTTTACCACGTTTCACATTAGTATCCGTAACAATACTTTGTTCTAAAATATGTGTTCGTATAAGTTGTTCTAATAAAAGTTTACTATCAAATTTCATTTTATTTCTTTATATATAAATATTACCAATCTATCATTACCAAATTACCATTCCAACTCATAATGTTGTCCGGTCGGAAATCTATATCCAATTCAAACTCTGGTATTCCTGTTTTTCGCACATCAGCTTCAAGCGCATTGATAAAATTAATTATCTTGATATCCGTATCATTTACCACTTCTGTTTTAGCAAATTCAAACACACTATGTTCACCGAATGTCTCACGCTGCCATTGTTTATATGAATTGAAAAACTGTGTTAACTGTTGACGCATTGCGCCAGATAACTCAGAAGCTTTATTCATGATGTACATTCGTTTACCGTCAACATAATATACTGGAATAAAAGTAGAGAATTCAGAATGTCTACCAACAATAACCGATGCTACTCGATATTCATCTAATTCAGTAGTTATTTTAAATAAATAATCGGTACCTTCAATTTCATATATACGACCGTTGTCGCCTTTATTGAAAAACTTGAATTGTTTTTGTTTGATCTTATCCAGCAACACTTCAATTTCTGAATCAGACGCTTCTCGCAATATGTGTGACATTCGTATCATAATAAACTTGGTAAATTGTTATCTAAATCCACACGAACCAAAAAGTTGATATCAACATCTTCACGCTTTTTAATTGGCTGTGCTAATTTTGCAACAGCAACCATTTCATTGCGATCATTGTATAAACCTATAGTTGTGATATACGGTTGAAAATCACTGCCGGTAGCAAATGAAGCTATCGTGAAATCATCATCAAGCAGTGTGGTTGGGTTAGTAGAAACATTCATCGTGCCCCGGGGAGTTCTCACAATAACACCTAACTCGTAAATAGTCATGGTGCTTTTGTAACTTGCGGTATATGCTGAATCTAAAACGTATCGATATCGGTAATCTATGCTAGATAGAACTACGATGCCTTGCTTTTCAAACACATTACCAACATGATTGGTTTGAATGAATCCCATGGTCGCCTCATTACGGTCATTTAATGCACTTATATTGCTAGTTGTAAGTGACTGGTTAAAGATCCTTATTTCATCTAGATATCCGGTTAAATTAAAACTATTACTGTTATAGCCCCCAATATACACATCATCCTCGTTATCTATTCGAGCACTTGCTGATAATGGATTAGAAACAGGTGCTAATAATGTGCTAGTAATGCTATTTTCTAATGCACCATCCACATATAATTGCAAACTGCTGCCTGATTTATTCAATACAACATGAGTCCAATCCGTAATAGCCGTGCTGCTTGTTATTTGTGCTACGAAGTTAGAAGCTCCACCTGCACTTGCTATAATTTGATTGCTACCGCTCAATTCCAATTTAAATGGATACTGTGAAACTGAATCAGATGCTGCTTTAGCAATTACGAGCTGATTGTCAGGTCCGGCATTCGAAGCAGACACAAACAATGAAACTGCATAATTGTTATCACGATTATATAGTCCAGGAACCGTTTTTCTGATGTATCCACTTCCATTAAAATAAGCAGATAATCCGATACTTTCTGATAATCCAGTAGTTGTAGGAACACCCGGTGTAAATGTTAATCCGGATATTTCATAATCAATTCTGCTAGTATCAAAATATTCATTGAAACCTTCATAATATTTAACGTCGGATACTATAGATGCAGTATCATATGCTACATCATATAAATTTCCATATCTGTCAGACTGAATATTAAAATCAGCTACGCCAAATCCATATATACCTGATCCATATACCGCTGACCCATATACTGCAGCAGTAAGAAAATCGCCTTGTATGTTAAATGATGCTGGTTTTATTCCTTCCCCAATACGTATTTGTGGAATAGAAAAAACTGATGCAGATTCAAACAAAATTTTAGTTGTTCGCTGTTCGTTGTTTTGTCCAAAAGTGTTATATGGTTCATCCGCTCTGCGATAAAACAAATGATCTAATGAATCATAAATAATAAACTGATAAGAACCATTAGGGTTAGTAGCATCATTAAATGGAACACTGCTGCTAATTGCAGGCAAACCGTTAACATGTATTGCTCGCAGTGGACTTACATAACTAGAATCACTTGCAGAAGTAAAAGTCCAGGTACGATAAGCCTTAAACGGGTTAACAGTAACATCATTTTGCCGTATACGATTATACGGGGTAACAAATGTTCTGTCAATTGTTTCTAATAAATTTATTGTAGACATAGTAAAAACCCGTTACACTTTATTATAAATATAACGGGTTCAAATTGTGATGTTATTTTTTAGTAATCTAGTTTCACTCGAATCAATTGTTCTCTGGAGAATGATTTTAATAACGGTTTACTCATTTTAGCAACTGCTAACAATTCGTTTCTTTCGTTATACAATCCAATTGTAGTAATATAAGATTTAGGATCTCCAACAAATGTGCTCTGTGCTATTAATCCGTCTGACCCGGTTGTGTATGAAGGGTTGTTTGAGAAATTGTATTGACCATTTTTAACACGCACGAAATAATTTGCACTAGTTATTTGCTGTGAATTTCTTGCTTGGAATCCTGCACCAGATCCTGATATAGAATGGAACAATGCAAAATGGTTACTACCTTCAGAATTTGTTGTTGTATTAGTTTGGAAAGTTAATTGTTGATCTAGCATCTTGCCATCTAACACCATTACACCGTAATCTGGATAAAATAATCCATAATAAACAGGTGCGGAAGAATTAAATACTCCGTTATCTAAAGATCCAGATACAATATTATATACTCGGCCCGAAACTCCAACTGTAGCAGATGCAATCGATGAATCATCAATAAGAGTTACAACAGATGATCCAACTATTACCGAACCAGTTGCGTTAGTAGCACGACTTGATATGTCTACCAATGGTAATTCAAAGTTACCTTCGTCCAAACGTTCTTTTACTCGATTTCTTTTAACATTGATAACATAGATAGAATCGGTACTACCAGAGCCTGCAGTAATGAATCTTGATGCATTTTTTTCAAGTAACAAACTTTTATATTGTGCATAAACTGCTTTTGATGCTGGATTCTCTTCTGTTCCTAATTCAGAAGAACCGGATCCTAATGCATGACCATAAGCCGCAGAAAATTGTACCGAAGACCCATCGGCGCTAGGAGTATCATCATAAATATCAACATAATATCTTCGTTGCGATGTAGTTTGAGCAGATGCAGTAAAAAACGTTGTCAATGAACCAACACCATCTGACCATAGTCCTGCAGTTACCGTTTGTTTGCTATTAGTAACCACATCGTCTGAACCGAACACTGTGAATGTATCGGTAGATACTGGAACCGGTGTATTGTTATTGTCTGGTCGAGGGGATCTTTGCAGTTCTTCTTCCGATCGCGTTTGACCATGTCTAGGTAAATGTTTTAATTTCGAAATCAATGTTTTCATATTTTATTTGTTTTATCTTCCAGCACTGTCTGCTGCAGTAATCGGTGTTACAGTTAAATTAATAGTAACAGATCCACCAGTTTCATTTCCAATTATAGTAATCGTAGTTGTTTTCTGTGTAAATGTTAATTGTTTAGCAGTTACGTTAAATGCAAATCCTACTTCTGCTACACTCTGTGCATCTTGATTAACACCTAATTGAGCAGGAGCAATATTTCCTGCTACTGGTTGAGTTACTGTTAAGGTAGCCGCAGTAGAATCTCCTAAAATTGCAGTATATCCAAAATTAGAATTTCCATTCAATGTAGTGTTTGGAGTAATATCCGCGGATTGTCCAGCTCTTAATGTTAAACTAGTATTACCTACACTAACAATCGGTACATAGTTGCTTTGTTTTGGAAGTGTGATTAATTTGTATCGAAGAGCTTGAGTTTCATCAGGAATAGCTTCGGTAATCGGCATATTCTCTATCAAGGTACCATAATAGTCAGTACCAAGTGGATGTTCTGGATTCCATAAATTGTAATCAACTTCATCGTCACCTAATGCAAATTGTACGATGTTAAAAGAACCATCTCCTTTTGATAGAAGTTCTCGTCCTTTTAATGTTAAAATAGCATCTACCGTAATACTACTGTTATCTAAATATCCCATATTCTTTTCTTTTTATATAAATATATACATGTTTACTTTATTGATTTTTTAGAAATCTGCTAGTGTCGGACCTGCATTACCGAAGTTCCCGGTGTTTTGGTTGTTTGGAACATTTATAACTTGATTAGGGTTAGTAACCGATGTTTCAACAACTGGTCCTCCATCAATGGTATCTGGAGATGGTTCATTAAAATCTGGTGAAGTAGATTGTGTTCCGTTATAAAATGCATTGTTTAATCCATCTGGTAAATAGTCCTGTGTTTCTGCAGGATTACCCGCATCATCTAAATAAGTATCAGAAGGTACTGAATCTTGTACCGGTGGAATAAATGGTTCATTGGTATTCAATGAATCTTCAATTACTTCGATTAATCCATCAATATTATCATATTCGCCGATAATAAAGTCATCCGGTATAGCATCGATGATTGCATCATAATTTTCATATTCACCCGTAACTATAGCTCCATCGTCAGTTAAATCAATTTCAGCTTCATACGTAAACAATTCTCTAGTTACCGTAGGAAGAAGAGTATCTTTGCTACGTTCTAACAGATTAGGTTGAACTAATACACCAGTTAAACGATCTACACGTGCTGGTAACAACTGATTCAATTGTTGGAAGAATGATAGATCATACAAAGCAAATATACTAATATACGCATTGATGTCATTGCTTTGTGCATATTTCTTCCAATAATCTAATGCAAACTGTGTTAACCTAGGATATGAATATTGCTCAGTATTACCTGGGTCTCCTATATAATCATCAAGTATAGTATATCCTAACTGTGCAATGATATCTTCATCAATCATTGTTTGTGGAGAAAAATATACTCCTAGCTTTTTGCTGTCTGTAGGGGCATCATCTGAAGTACTACGAGTTGCTCTGGTAATAACATCTAAACTTCCAACTAATTCATTATCAGTTAAACGTATTTTGTTATCATCATAAGTTCCTGCAGCTATTGATATACCATCATAGTAATAAGTTTCTTCAAGAGAATCATATGGAGTATCATTGCTCCATCCTGCAAATGAAGCAGATATTCCTGATAAATTTGGTTCAACCCCTGATAAACTTGCAGTAGCAGTGTGATTAATTTTTTGTGATAATGGAGTTCGGAATACTAATTCATCATATGCGTCAACGTTACCATCATATGCAGCAGGAGCTTTAGTGTGGTTTTCAAAAGCATCATCTTGTAATGACGTGTTCCACAATCTTAATTCTTGAACTTGACCTTGCAAACGAACTGCACCTGTGCTCGTTCCTCCTATTACCAATGTTCCTGGATCTGATATTGAAGCAGTAGCGCTAGCTGACGTAGTAGCTACAATGTTACCATATTTAGATCTTTTTGCTACTACTTCTAATAAACTACCATTAGTTCTTAACACAGTGTTCAACCAACCACCATCAAACATTTCGATAGCAGCTGAAGCAGTTCCATTAATAAGTATACTACCATAAGTTCCACTCTGGAAATCAATAGTTACATCATTACCGTCTATAGTATATAAGTGCATGGTTCCCGGAAGTGTAGGATTTTCTAACACATCATCCGTACGGAATCTAAGTTCAACACTATTAACAGGTTCGTCATAATTAACGGTTACTGTTCCTGCAGAATTATTGATTAAATCTAATGCATAATCAAAATTTAATTTTTCATATATAGGAACACGATTGATACGAGGACCGCCATATTCTTTAATTGTTATAAGAGTCTGCGGAATTCCATAACAAGCTAACAACGCTTGTATGCTTCGTTTAGTTCCTTTTGATTTAAGAAGTCCTGGTATGTTATTTACAATTCTGCGCCATATGGTATATGTTTGATCTTGAGCGGGTAAAGAATCTCCAGTAACAGAATTTGAACCAGTTAAAGGCGTACCAGTTTCATTCGTACCTAACAAATAACTCCAAAGTTCCTCTCCTTGTTTACCATCAACCAGATTCCACCCGAACTGTTTTGCTACAGAATATAACAATTCATTCGGCATACCTAATTTAGGATGTTCTTCACGCTCACTAATTTTAGTCATATTATTAATATACGTGTAAAGTACATCATAATGTTGACCTAACATGTTTATGAACGAAACTAATCCTAATTTATCAGTTTCTCGTTGTATATAATTTGGTAATGTATTAATTAATGCATTGAAATTGAATGAGTCATATTCCTGTGCATTTGAAATTAAATTACTATACCATGTTTTAAATTGATTGCTATTTACTGAAACATTGGTATAAGGACGAGTTGAATTTGTTTTCGGTACTGGAGTAATATAACTACCAGTTACTTCTGATACATTTGGATTTGGATGTGGTATTTCATTGTTAAACTGTATCGAAGAAGATTCATAATATAAAAATTTTTCAAAATTATCAAACATTCCAATCAATTGGTTAGCCTGTGTTTGAAAATCCGATGCATTTGTAGTTGCAACACTTCCACTTATTTCGGATACAGCTATCGATTGTGAATTATAATATTCTAAAAGTTCTAGTTTATATCTAAAATTTTCAACCCGATCATATGCAGAACTATAAAATATGAAATTATTAAAATCCGAATAATCAATATTTAATTTTACGCCTTGCAAGCTACCAGAAAATGCAGCATCAATAATTTGCTGCGATGTTTGTATTCCACTACCCAATAACTCAGTCCAGGCCTGGTATCCTGTTTCTGTAGATAAGTTTGCATCACTTACGGCATCCCAATTGGCACCTGCAAGCTGGTTAAACGTTTTAACTTGTGTTTCTGGTATAATGGATACCTTGTCAATGTAAGGCTGTTTACGTTCTTCTACGACCCATAAGCGAAAGTCTTTTTCAATTGTTTCTGGTAACGGGTCGAATAATTTTACATACAAATACTCTCCGACAACAACGCTGTTGACAAAGTGTACCATTTCATTGCGACTAAAATTCAATAAGAATGTGCGATGCTGAAACGGTATAGAAATAAATCCGGTTGAGTTACCTACGGCTGTCTGGGCATTTGAATTCTGAATATCATCAGCAAAGTCTGCTAACTGTTGCAACGCATCCGTGTTGGTTTCATCAATTAATCGAAGTTTTAATTCCGTACGGTCTGGAGATATTTCTTCAATCTTAAGATATTGTTGGTCGAAACTACCTATCAAGTTCTTGAAGAAATTTACTGCTATTCTGTAATTTCCTAAATTAACACCTAGAGATTCAAATTCATTGTATATATCAATTGATACCGGTTGATTCAGTGTTAACTGTGTGCCAGCAGCATCAAAATATACAGAAGTAGGTACATGTTGAACCTGATGATTACCAGTTATCCATGTTTCACCAGAATATATGTGAAGCTCGGTGCGGTAGTCTGTAGTTTGTAAGGCTATACCCGGATCTGAGATGTAACTGTAATAGTTTGTCTCAAATAAATTTAACAGTTTTTGTGGATATCGCTGAGCTGATACCGCACCTTGTGCTGCTAAAATTTGTTCGATATTTTTATATTGAGTTAACATCTTGATTAATCAATTTCGTTATTATTTTCATCAACGTTTTGCGAAGCATCTGTAATAGACCATTGAGTTGGAGATTGTAAAAGGGTATGTATAGAAACCCGGCCAGATTGGTTTTCGGTATAAGGAATGTCAACAAATTGTCCAACTAATGCCCCAATATTGAATTGGTCTCCATCCTGGAAATCTTCATTTGGTATGATTATATCATATTCTGAAATTTTAGTTGTATTTGCATCAATAAATGCAGTTTGCTGCCCTGCATCTACAGTTAATTCCCTGAAGTCTCGTATAACAATTCCAGTTTCAAATTCCCGCTTAATCAATGAAAAGTAAACAGTACCAATACTTGATTGATTTACGAATATACTAGTATATTTGGTACGTGCATTAGATGCATATAACTCTGCATCAGCCTGAGTGATATTCAATTGATCGGTCAAGTAGTCTACTAATGCATCTTCTGCTGCATCTAGATCGCCTCGATTATCAAAAACAAAACGATTATAATAAATTAGTCCATTACCACCACTAAACAAAATGCTATTCCAATCAGATTCTGTAATTACACTATTTCTAATAAAATCAGATAAGTTACTATATGATGCTTTTACAGTTCCAAAATTCGGATCCCATCTCGAGTTTGCTAAATCAATTCCATATGAAGTATATCTATGTGCTAATCTGATACGCATTCGTAAACCATCAACTGCTAGTTCTTTTATCTCCGGAGTTATTGTGTATGCATTAGTATTGAGTTGAGGCTGGCCAGCTAACACAGTATCCATTAAAACACCAGAATAAAGTGTAGTTTCTCTCAACGTCCAATCTTCACTAGGTCTGTATTTTGCATACACTAAATCTACTAAATCATCAATACCAAATCCTTCAAACGAAATCTCTGGTACTGCAACATTCTCTGCAGGAAATCTAAAATATTTAAATCTAGTATCTATGTTGCGAATCACACTAGAATTCACATATCGTAAAGAAGTTGCTTCTAATACTAAATTCTGATTGTCGGTTGCACCTTGATTCACAATGATATTACCATTATCATCACGTTCTACAAAATCCGGATTATTTGATTGATATACTAATCCATTTTCTATATAAGGAACAGCACCAGGAGGATTTGTTTGTTGTGATGGTACTAAATTACCACCAGGTGTAAATACAGGTGTAGTATTGTTTGGATTACTTGGCATTATCTAATAACTTTAAAATAATATTCATCGTCAATGCGTTGCTCAGTGAATCCATCTACAATTTTAAATTCTAAACGATAATAACGTTCAGGCATAAAACTATTCATATCAATGTAAATGAAGTTACTTGTTTCATCGCAACTAACTTTATTATAAATATTATCAAAAGGAATTATGACTTCATCTGTGTTAGCATCCAATATTGAGTAATATGTTGTCGTCGGAAAACGTTTAACTGTTTGCAACGGATACAGATTGGTAGGTGATTTTCTAGGATATCTGTCACGTCCATACAATCTAACCTTTACTATGTCAGTGTCACGGTATTCTGCTTTGAGTTTAGTATACATTGCAAATGATTCTAAATTCACTTCCGGCAGCGTGTTATCGTATGTTGCATTGTCCCAATACATTACAAGTCTAGGAACATAAATAGTATGCGTTTCTCGACTGAAAAATCTGATATATCCTTGTTTGTTGTTATCAGCTTCATCTGACTCAGAAAACTTGAGCAAGAATCCGTTATTTTCTACGTCTTTCAAATTAGATCCAGATATCCATAATTGAACTGCCTCAGTAACATCCATGTTAATATCAGTTGGACGATATGAAAATGCTTCTGATTCATCTAAACCAGGCTGAAAGAAATATGATGTGTTAAAAGAAGAAGTGTTAAATAAAGCTGAACCACTTTGATACAACCAACTACCTCCCGCACCAGAACCAGATACATAAAGACTTGTGCCTGGTATATTAATTTCTTGTGAACTAGATATCCATGCAGATCCACTAAGTGGCTGATCCCATGCAACACCATTAGTTACAACGGGGTTTGAATTTTCAAATCCAGTACCATTAATCCATTCCTGTCCTACAACCAATGCATCGATAGTGTATTCTGCTGGTAAATTTTTTGCGTGGGTTGTGAATAGTTGCAAAACGAATTTACAATCTTTAACATCTACACTATATTTAGACAACGCAGCATTAACTTCATCCATATCAAATTTCAATACAGATCTGGACTTTTGTAGTGTCTCTCCGTCTGTTGCTAAACGTTTACCAACTTCAAGTATTTCGTCAATACCAGTATTACGAGTCGGTGATGACTCATATAACGTGGCATCTGATTCTGCGTAAAATATTCTAAACATCGTGTCTTATCTTTATAATGAACCGGTACCTAAACTAATTTGTAAACAACTTCCACTTCGCCATAATTGTCCGTTAACTCCCGGATCTGTTGTTGGCAATGAAGCTGTGTAAAATAAAATGGTTCCTTGTGTTATAAATGTATTTGATACATCTAATCTGTTAAATGATGCACTAGTTGCCGTTACTGATGACCCATTCACATATGATGCAGATTGTGCATTGGCAACATAACTTGCTGTTTGTGCGGTTTCTACATATGATGCTGTTTGTGCAAGTGTAACATAACTTGCGGTGTCAGCTGTACCTGTTAAGTTTCCAATTAAACTTCCGGTAATATCCAAAGAACCGGAAATAGCAACTGATTCTAACGTGTTACCAGTTAAAACATCATATAAATCAGAAACAAAACTTGCTGAAATAAGTCCACCATTCACAATTTGTGCACGGTTATCGTTCAATACGCCCATGATATATTCTTTTTAATATAAATATAAGTCCTAGTAATTAATTACTCGACCTTTTATATCTGAATCTGGGAATTTGATTTCGAAAATGCTTGGATCTAAAGAAGGATACACAATTCCATTGCGTGTAGCAGAAGTCAAATCATATTGATTTCCAGAATAACCTAACTCAGTATCAAATTTATTATTCATGGTTACACTAACCACGTTTTGAACTCCTTTTGTGCTCCCTATAATATTAACAACTTCTGATTTTATGATAGGTTGATTGATCTGCCAACGGTCAATATTGAAATAATCTTTAAGATTTGCTATACAATCCAATAACACTGAATTGCTGTTATAATTAGGTAATACCGTTATTTCAAAATCTAAACCTACATTAATAACAAATGCATCTTTAATGTTAATTGCATCAGTTAATATTCGATAATAGTCTAAGTACGTTTTAAGATTTTCTTTGATTGCTTGATTCAAGTTAACTAGTTGTTTACTCCCATTAAAACCTAACACATACAAATTCATTGCGAACGGATTAGGACTATTTTCTTCAATGATCTGTTGTTGTGTTAATTGATCATCAGGTACAATATATGCTTTTGCTACACTACCAAATTTTGCTGGCATAGAATAACAACGTATAATATAATCCTGTATAGTAACTGACCGATTCTGTGTAGCAAAATTAGTTACAGCTGCTGTTTTTACATCAATTAAACTATCTGCTGGCTTCGCTCCAATTGCTGCTGACATATTATCTACTGCTAAACTACGTTTTGCAAAATTAAGTGTAGATCTAGAAACTGTGGAATTTACATTATCAATAAATTCAACAAAATCAACCTTTTTAATCGTATTAGGTTCTGCATTATCAGTTATTCCGTTTCCGACAGTATATGTTACAGTTAATGTAGTATTCGAAGGAGCTTGTCCATATGCTCTAGTATATAAAAAATTTGATGGATCTATATCGACATCAATTGGTCTTCGAAATCCTGCTAACCCGTTTCCTACGTTATCTGCATTCGGAATAACCTCTTCATCATTATTATCTGATATACCCGGTCCGAATTGTATTTCTAATTTATTATCACTACGTAATCTAGTTACATATCGTTTAGAAGTTTTTCTTAATTTTAATAAACTAGGAACTGAACTTCTGTATTGACTTAATACTGGGTCATTTTCTGCTAAATTTGGAACTTCTTCGAATAACGTATCTTGACCTAAATATGGTACTTGGTACCAATTGTCACCATCTGACTCTTCAATACTAATAATATCAATTACATTTGTATCTGGTAATACTACTTTATCATATGGTACAGGAGAATTAAATGTAAATGTAGCAGTTTTAACTGTGCCGGAAACAGCACGTGAAGATTTTTTTAATAAATAGTATATTGGTAAATTGGTTGTATCATCAGTTTCATATATAGTTATATCAGTAGGATTAAATGATGATGATACCGAAAAATCTATAGAATCCAACGTGCGAAACTGAGCTGGGCCTGATTCTTGCAAAACTCGCATACCGGGACGAATTTGTAATGCATACGTAAAATCCGGACGTACATTTGCACCTGTACCAATTGCAGGTACCAATTGATATACATCTAAATCTACATAAGATGGTACTGCATTTTTTGCTATATATCCTAATGTTCTTGCAAGATTATATATATTTGCTTTTTCAGATGCTTGATCTAATAATGATTCTTTTAAATTATTATCCGCATAATATGATAAAACGTCACCTACGTATGCAGATAACTCTAATAACATGGTACCTGGATCGGATTCGTTAAAATCTGTATATGTATTTGGAAAATATTGTTTAGTAAAATCAATTAAATTTTTTCTAAATTGACCAAAATCTTTTCCTAGATATGATATATCTTTTTTTATTTCCATGATGTTATTCTGTTACTACATTTCCGTTTTCAGTAAAAATTGCAATCGGCTCACCAGAAAATTGTCCTAATGCCCATTTAATTTTTATAAAAATATCATATTGTATAGATGGATCTGTGTTTGCAGATTCAATTTCAATATCTTCAATTGTTATATAAGGTAACCAAGCTGCTACAGGTTGATTAATAGAATCATTTATTCGCTGTTTTAAAATATCTGAAACTGGATTAAAAACTAAACGAAGTAAATCAGATCCAAAGCTTGGATGATATAGTCGTTCTCCTTTAGTAGTCATTAACAAATTTATTAAATTTACTCGAGCTTGTTCGGAATTAGAAAACGTAGATCTAATTACATTTTCTTCGCCTAATACAAACTTAACCCCAATACCTCGAGCTTGTAACGAATTTTGTATCGTTTCATTATTAATATTATTTAAAACTACGAATCCCAATTTTATTTACCTCGCTTTTTATCTATCGCCTTCATTAACGCAGAATAATCTCTTGTCATTGCTTTTGCAACCATTGGATCTACTTCCATGTTTTTACCTGTCTCTGGATCAGTCATGACCGATGGAGCCGCCATATTGCGTTGCACCGGCATTTTTCTAGCAGCACCGAAATTCATAGCATCTGCAGACGTCATTGTGATATCTTCTGTCATCAATTCCGCATATGAATTCATGTCTAACGGAGTATTTTCTCGCAAAGATTCTGTATCATTTAAAATATTAGAAAACTTGTTTTCTTTGAAATTAACTTTGCGCTTTGGTTTCGGTTGTGCCGACGTTTTAACTGGTGCCGTTTTAGAAACAACATCCGTTTTCATTTCATTTATTGTAGATTGTAACCCTTCTTGCAGTATTTCAGATAGTTCTTCTTTAATTACTTTACGAACCTCCTCAGCTACTACTTGTTTTAAAACTGAAATTAATTTTGATTGACTCATAATTACTTTTTTATATAAATATTAATATGTATGATTTATAGGTTAACTCCAAGACCCATTAGTTGGCTTAGGACCAAATAATTGATTTGTTTGTGTATCAATATAAAAATCTCCTGCAGTTCCTAATGTATCTACCGGATCTCCTTGACCTGTTAATACATTGGTAGGTAGTTCTACTAGATTATTAATAACATCAAAGCCACCATCGATTAGTTCTACTATTTCTTGATAACGAGCATTTAAATCTTCATCAGATACATTTAATTCTGTATAAAATGTGCTAGGATACTGATCCAATATTTCTTGTGCGGTAGGAGGCGTTACTAGTGTTACATCGATAGTATCATTTCCAGATAAATTGTTTAAAAAATCATTAACACGATCATCCGATTCATTGCATAAATTATTTAGGAATCGCTGTGTTTCAGATGCCGATTTTAAAATTGTAGGGAATAATGCTAACAACCGATCGAAAATGCTAAGCAATATGTTAGCAACAGTTAATGAGTTTTGAGCTAATTGTGCATTTGATTCTCCAATACTTTGAGCAGCTCCATTAGTCGGCGTTATTAGTGTTGCACCAACCGCTAAAGCTTGTCCAACCCGTGCTAGTATTTTTAACACATCTACTACCGTTGATAAAACTGCAATTAAATCGTTTATTTTTTCTAAAAAATTTAATAATGCTTCTAGTTTGTTTCGTAATTCGCGAACATCGGCATCGTCACACGTTACATTGGTAGGTATATTTTCCAATAAATTAGGAAGTTCCACTGCACCTAATTGCTGAAGTGTTCCTATATACTTGTTAAGTAATGGAAGCAACCGCGCGGCAATTAATACCGGCGGAGTAGCAATTTGATTGATAGGAAATGATGATGCCATGATTATATACTTTAATTATTCTTGTTCTCGTTTGTCTTGTTGAATTTTATTGTTAAGAATATTATTCAATTGTTTTCCTGCTTCTAGTAAACTAATCTGATCAACGGCAGATGTTATAAGTGTATTATCTGCAGATTTAAATCCAGATGTTAACACGTTTAATATATTATTTAATACATCATGCAATTCAGTTGAATATACACCAGACTCTTTATCTGATTGAGTACCAAACACTACTTTATCAGTATTCAACTCAATGTTATTAGGAGCATTAATCGTAACACTATCAGTTTTTGCATTTAGGTTTATTCGATCTGCAACGCCTATAAATTGCGATTGATATCCATTTTCTTGTTTTAAAGATTTTACGACGGTATAGTCATTGATATTTTGTGTGCTAGTTAAATATAAGGAAGAATAATCATTGTTAATATTATTAGTATTTAATTCATTATTAACAAAATTACTTTTTGAATTTGATATAACAATAATCGGATCATTTGTTACATCAAATTCAAAA